GTTTGAAAACCCTATCTTCACTGTAGCTTTGTTCATTTGTTTTCTCCTGTTTAAATATCCTGTCAAAATTATTATCGTATTGTTCCTTGTTTACTTTCCGTTGACGATCTCCTTTCCCGCCATGAGTTGCATCACTCATCCTCCTGCCACACCTTGCCGAATGTTACTATCATAAAGGGCGCAAGAAACACAACGCCCTCAAACGATGCCGCACTTATTGAGCCTGTCATTGTATTACTAATCCACACTGGCTTACTGTCTGCGAATTCTAAGTCGATACCTACACCGTTGCGTAGATTAAAACTCAAGTAGTACTCTCCGAAATTAGCTGTCATAGTTTATGCTCCTGTACAATATGGTTTAATGTATTCGCCAACAGTTAAGTCAGACGAGGTGATGTGATTTATTACTACTCCCCATTCCTGAAGAGTCCAGAGAGCCTTGTCACCGCATACTAAATCTAATACAGCATTCTCTAAGGCGTGGTCATTCTTTTCAAAAATGTAGCGCACCTTGAGATGCGCTTTGGATTGTAAATTGAATGGGGCGTTGGCTAGTTTCATGCCGCTAACCTCAGTACAGGCTCAGACTTGATAGCCTTTCGGATTACTTGCTGTCGCTCATTCTGGATTGATGCTATGTTGCGCTCACTGGACTGTCGAACCGCGCCAAAGTGTGTTGACCAATCGGTCATAGCATTATACACAGCCCACCAATTAGCACCTAAACGGTTTTTGTATATTGAATCATACATTCTCCAGATATAATTTAGATTTTCATTGCGTCTTGGTAGTTTGTGTAACAGATCAGCAGGGCTATAGCTATGCGAAAAGCTTTTAGAACCTAGCTTAACGTCCAAGGCATCCGCAAAGAAGTAGAAAGCCTCCATGTCTCTGACCTGAGTACCCTGCCAAGCCTTCCATAGTTCACGCTCATTGTTGAAGACATCTAAAGACTTAACAATTATATTAGCACCGTATTCTATGTCCAAGGACTGAGTGTGCTTAGCCTTGTAGATGGCTACCTCACCGCTGACAAAGACCTGTAGATTTGTACACGCTGATTGAACTGCGGCAACACTAATCATGAACGGCCAAGTACCGTCAAAGGATGAGGTCGATAACAGACTAAGACTAGCCCTGTCGCCATCCCCTGTTTCGTATGTATGAGCAGGGAGGTTGTACTGCACAAAACATCTAGCACCGTCATGACTAGTTCTTATTTGTTCTGTGAGTCCAACGGTATTTAGATCAGAACGCTCCAAGATATTTCGGGTATTGTCTATCATCTTCTTGGGTGCTACAGGTTTATACCCACGGCCATGAACTCCTAACTCTGCCGCTGTGTCAGTCCTATAGATTATATTTTTAGAACTTTCATAAGCATCTAAATAAATTAAAGGCGCAACCTCTATATCAAAATCAGCATCACCATATCCACCATTCCTTAAACCTTGAACGGCACTTGCATTACTAAACATATTATGTACTGTATTCATTTCACTTCTCCAGTTTTAGTTTAAATATTATATAACAATTACATTTACACATCAAGCTAAAAATAACTTGACCACATTTTAAAACTCTTTATAATAACCTTTAAAGGTTTTAAAGTTTTTATTCATTCATATTCATCCTTATTCATATTCATCTAAAGGATATTCATAATCATCTTCTAAATCTTTAAAGGTTATAAAGTCTTTATAGCAGTGCATACAGAGTTGATTGCTCAATGGATGATCAAAATAATCTGTTAAACACATACTACATTCTAAGACTCTTCCTACTCTTTCCGATCTAATCGCCATTGAGTGTGTCCTCGTCTTTAGTTATTAGTGTTGCTGATACTGGTGCTGTTTCTACAACAGCGATACCGTACTTGTGCCACTTGTCCCGAATGTCGGGGTTGTTTGCAAACTTCTGCGCCTCTTCAGGACTTGATGCCGCAACATCTACATAGTACCCAATCAACTCAGACATTAACACCTTGTATTTATATACTGGTTCTGATGTGTCGATTATGCCTTTCATAATTTAAAAGTCTCCATAGTAAGTGCTAACTGTTCTTGAATCTCACGCAATCTGCGGTAGTCACGGCTTAAAAGATCACCTGCTCTGTCGCTCAAATCTTCAATATTCATATCAGCATGAAGACAACTCCGCATCTCCTCTAGTATAGCTATTAGAACCTCGTAGTTTTCATTTGTTAAAACTGTTACATCGCCTGAAATTGTAATCATCTTCTGTGTTCCTTATAGTTGGGGTCAATAGTAGTTAATTTTTTACGCAACCACTCCATCGAAATGATTTCGTATTTGCCTTCTAAGTTGCCAGTAGGTTTAGAATAATTTAAAGATATAAAGTTATCGTCTACTTCGGTATGTTGATAACGTGTCATACGATTGTATAGAGTTTTGTACTGCGGCTCAGTAGCTTCAGCATATTCTCTCAAAGTATAATAACTACCTGTCTTTAAATTAGGATGTTCTCCTACAAACTTATAGTTTTTAACTCTCACCGCTATCTCCTAAATAAGTTATAATATAAAACACACCACCTCTTTTCCCTATCTTGTGTGCGTCCTCTAGGGTTGAGGCGTACTGAGTACACCCCATTTCACTCCAATCAATTGCCCACATATTATCTCTCCACTGTTACTTTAAAGTCTATTGAATCAAGTTCAGCCATGACCGCATCCATGACCTTGGTTTCTAATGCATCATCTATCATAACTTCAATGCTATAGGTATCTGGTATGTCTTCAATTGCTGATTGAGCATCTTCAACTTCTGATTCTAAATCATTGAATCTGCTTTCTAAGTCTTCGATAGTATTTTTAAACTCTTCGAGGGCTTGATCACCTTCAAACATAGACTCTTCTACACTACTATCGCCAAGTTCTAACATACGCCTTTCAAGTGTTGCGATTCTTTCAGCATCGCGGATATATATCTTCTCCATCTCGTTAAATTTAGTCTCAAAGATTGCGTTCTTGCTACTTGCAAAAATTCTCAGATCAATCCACTCTTCTACTGCTTCAATTAAAGTCTTCATTATCTTCTCCAGTTTATTTAAGTTTAAATTATGCCACAACTTCTATGACATCTGTTACAAAATAATCTCTGTGTACCACATCAGCATCTTCTGGCACACCCTCAATGTTTATAATTTCCATAGCTACATCTTCAGCAGTAGCTAGATCATGTACATCATAAACTTCTATTACTATACCTACTTCGTAGGCTATTGATACTTTAAAATTACTCATCTCATTCTCCAGTTAAATAACTATAGTGAACTTCGCTTACATGATTCGCATCTCGCCATTTTGTAGACTTTGTAGCTAAGAAACTACACCAACTATTCCACAAATTCTCTGTGCCATATTCATGACAGATTTGAATATAGTTACGAATCTTTTTAACATTAGCGTCTAAACCCTTGATAGTCTTAGGGTTTTTAGCCAACACAAAATCTTTAGCATCTAAATTATACATTTTAATGTTGTGACTATCCATGCACCCAACTAAACCCGCTGTCAACTGGCACATAAATCCTGCTTTAGCCATGCCTAAACCATCAACTCGTAAGAAGATTTTCATCAGACTCATAGCTTTACTGGCATCTGTTTTGTTGCTGTTGATTACAGCCATGACTTGAGCATACATTTTATGCTTATTAGATTCTAAATATATATAAGTGTCTTTCTTAAAACCCCAAAGGGCTTTAGCTTGTAGCTTATTAGTTCTAACATCTTTCATCTGCTCACCTATATTTAACCACGGTTGTCGGATGCTTAGTACTGTCATTAAAGTTACAGCGCACATATTGTCTGCTGATTGTTGTGCATATTTTTGTACTGCTACTGCGTGTTGAATGTACATAGTTTTATCTCCAAAAAAAGCCCTCCGAAGAGGGCAAGCTAGGGGGTTTAATTTATAATATTCCTGCCATCAGTGTACCACTGTCATATGGCTCAGCATAATAGCCGTGTTTGTGTAACATATCTTCTAATTCTTTATGGACATCTTGGTCATCGTTCCAATAATCAAATAACGGTAAACCATTAGGGGCTAATCCCTCTTCTGAACCTTTAAACCACATACCACCAGTATATTCAGAATCACCATAAAATTCTGCACTATCTACAGCTTTTAATTCAGGAAAAGTTTTATTTAATAACTCTATTACTTCATTATGATTCAACATTTTCAAGTTCCTCATTAACCATTTTACATGCCAGATTCCAAGCCATCATTGCTGATAACCACGCTACAGATTTTTCACTTCCACTAAAACTATTTAATCTTTCTACCAGATCGTCCATATCTTCTGGGGTTACAAAAGCAGTTGAGCCTTTAATTTCCATCATTTTTCTCCTTAGTACTAGTTAATTTATTGAAGCCTACTACTAACGTAATAGGCTTTATAAATTTACTATACTTGAGTCCATTTCAAACCACAAACACTAGGGAAATATTCTCTATTGTGTGTGTTAGTTATATCAGCTACCCAGATTCTACCACTGCTACTAGGTTTATGTGGCGGCACTCCACCTTTAACCACATAGTTCTGTCCATCTCTATCTTGAACTAGTTCATTTTGCCAGACATCTTTCTGGGTGAATTGGTGGATAAGCTTATAGCCTTTTTTAGATATATTCATACTATTTAGTCCTTTCAAGTTTAAAGATTAAAGTCCATAGACCTATATTTACTACAATACAAACAACTAACGCTAAATATTCCATAGTTTTATACCTCTGATTCTTTTGGTTTGTCCTTAATTGAGGCACTATCCCTCTCTTCTTGGGTAAGAAAGATAGAATCTTCATTTGCTTCAGTGTTTTCTGTCCAGTTTTCTGGTAGTTGTTTCATAACATTCGCCTTATAAATTCTATTAAAGCCATCCTTGGCCGTTGATAATTCTATTTACTTGCTCAGGATTGCAAGGATTGCATCAAGCTTAGTGTCAACCTCAGAGACTTTAGTCTCAAGCGTAGTAATTCTATCGTCCATCTTCTTAGCTACGCTATTCACTGGAGTAGATTTCTTCGCTTTAGCCTTCGGCTTGTTAACGTCTAAGGCTATTTCAGCATCTTTGATGCTTTGCTTAGCGTCTACTCTAGCAACAATATCTAAAGCCTTCTTCGAAGGTTTAGACCAGTCTGCTTTAGGCTTCGCCTTGGCTTTGGTTTTCTTAACAGCCTTCGGCTTCCGTACAAGTTCTAAGAACTGAGCCGGAACAACCTGATGGTTAAAGAAGTCTGTGACTTCACCGTGGGTCATATGGGCATCCTGATCGCCATAGAATTTATTCACGATGGCGTTGAAGACCTTGGTCAGACCATATCTCTCCGAAGGAGACTTGGCGTGAATGTTGGCAAAATGACAAGCTACTCCGTAGACTTGTTTGGCTGAAGCAATGCGGTTGTTGTCGATCATAAGAAAATTATTCATAACGTATACCCTTTCGTTGTGTTGAGCCGAGATTGGCTGTCGTCGTTTTGACGTTTTCCAAGCTACAGAAGTGTCGATCTGCTGTCAACAACTTTCTGGTGCGCGATTTTACAAAGTAAAACACGCGAAGAAAGCCTGCATCACCTAAGCGCATAACGATCACAGGAGCGCGTTAAAGTCAGTGATACTGACGGTATACGTGAAGACTTTAAAAGTCTTTAGAAGGGCTTTGAGACGGTCTGGGGAGGATTGCAACTCTCCCTTCGGGAGGTTTAATTTGGAAGTCTCTGGAATCTCTGGAGGAATTAATCTTTAGATTAAAGAATCTGGTAAGGCTTTGAAATCCTTGGAAGTCTTTTTAGAGATTCTAAAGAATCTTTAAAGTCTTTGAAGCTCCCTAGTCTAGTAAACTAGAACCAAAGACTCTGAAGACTTTAAAAGTCTTTTAGGTGTGCGCGATAGAGGCTATCAAGGCTGTCAAGACTTTTAAAGTCTTTAGGGGCGGGCAGGTGGCCATACCCCCACCCCCCTATATATATACAATCTTATACATTTTGGGAAGGTTTAGCATGTATACCAGATAGGGGCGGGGCTTTAAAGACTACAAAGGAAATAACAAGGAGGGGTGTTTGAGATTATATTCACTGTATGCATATATTTGAGATATGTATATATAACCCCCGTGGGCTTAATATCTATTATACTGCGATATTGGGGTTTTGTCAAGAACTTTCTTACATTTATTTATACTAAAAAGTAATAAAAAGCTTGACAAATGCTCAGATCGCAGTATAATAGTATACATGACAAACAATAAAGAACTAACAACCAAGCAACAATCATTTTTAGATAGCTTAGTAACCTGCAACGGTGATACGAAGCTTGCCGGAGAAATGGCAGGCTATTCGCCTTCAAGCGTTAATAGCGTTGTTAAGAGCCTAAAGACTGAGATACTAGATTTAGCTACTAATATATTGGCTCAGAGCGCCCCTAAAGCCGCTATGAAGCTTGTACACATCATGGACAGTGCAGAACCTATCCCGCAAGCTAATATGCGTATACAGGCCGCACAGACCATCCTAGACCGTGTAGGCTTAGGCAAGACAGATAGGCTTGATGTAACCGTTAATACTAGTGGTGGTTTATTCATACTCCCCGCTAAAAATGAAACAGTAATAGAAGGTAATTATGAGGAGGTCTAGTAGCACTATTCCTTTTGGTTATAAGCTAGACGAGTCTAATAACGAAATGTTAGAGAGCGTCCCTGACCAACTAGAAGCTTTAAATAAGATACTTCCTATGATTAAAGATCGTACAATAAGTCTACGCGAAGGAAGTTTGTACCTCGAAAGCATTACAGGCCGTAAGCTCTCGCACATGGGCTTAAAGAAGATAGCAGACAAACATGCAGAATGATTGGGATATTAATCCTGATGGCTATCTCAAAGACGAAGAAGGTAATTTCGTACTTAAAGTGGATGGGACACCGCGCAAAAAGGCAGGTAGAGCGAAAGGGTCTAAAGGAAGAGGTTATACTTACCACTCAAAAACTAAAGCAAAGATGGACGCAGAAAAGAAAGTCCGCGAAAAGAAAAAGAAATTAAAGGCGGCCCAAGCTAAAGTTGATGGTTATAAAAAAACAATAAGTAAAACCAACAAAACTTTAATCCAACTAGCTAACGATAAAGCCAGTAAGATTATAAGTTCGGAAGACTTAGAAGACCTTCCAACAGCTTTAGCAACTGAAGCTCAAGAGGATGTTATCTTCAAGGCCAACGAAGGCCCACAGGAAGACTTCCTCGCCGCAGGAGAGACAGATGTCCTGTACGGTGGAGCCGCAGGGGGTGGTAAGTCCTACGCTATGCTTGTAGACCCATTACGTTTTGCCCACAGACCCGCTCACAGAGGTCTAATCATAAGACGCTCGATGCCCGAACTACGAGAGCTTATAGACAAGAGTAGAGAGTTGTACCCGAAAGCATTTCCGGGATGTAAGTACAAGGAAGTAGAGAAGCTTTGGAACTTTCCAAGCGGAGCAAAGATTGAGTTTGGATTCTTGGAGCGTGATGCAGACGTATATAGGTATCAGGGCCAAGCATATAGTTGGATAGGGTTTGATGAGATTACGCATCTGCCCACAGAGTTCGCTTGGAACTACCTAGCTTCACGGTTAAGGACGACCGACAGTTCCATTACGCCTTACATGCGTTGTACGGCGAATCCCGGCGGTTCGGGAGCTACATGGGTTAAGAAGCGTTACATAGACCCTGCACCCGCTCACGAGTCTTTTAAGGGTGAAGATGGACTTACAAGAAAGTTTATACCCGCTAGGCTACAGGACAATCCTTTCCTAGCAACAGATGGACGATACGAACAGATGCTAAAGGCTTTGCCGCCTACACAGCGTCAGCAACTCCTAGAAGGTAATTGGGATGTTGCAGAAGGTGCGGCATTTACGGAGTTTGTCCCGCAGTTACATGTTATTACGCCTTTTGAAATACCAGTACATTGGGAAAGGGTTAAAGGCATTGACTACGGTTATGCATCTGAAAGCGCCTGCATTTGGGCGGCTGTTGATCCTAGCGATGGAACCCTTATAGTGTATAGAGAACTATACCGAAAGGGCTTGTTAGGAACAGAGCTTGCAGATATAATAACTGAGATGGAACTAGCAGACCCCTTCAGCGTCCAAGGAGTGCTTGATACAGCGTGTTGGAGCCGAACTGGTACTACAGGCCCAACAATCGGAGAAACGCTTGTAAGAGCAGGACACAAGCTTAGAAGAGCAGATAAGAATAGGATACAAGGAAAAATACAAATCCACGAATACTTAAAAGTCATGCAAAGCGGTAGGCCCAGAATACAATTATTTAATACATGCCCTAACCTGATACGCGAACTACAAAGTATTCCTCTGGATAAACGCAACCCAGAAGATGTAGATACACATGCACCAGATCACGCATACGATGCACTACGTTATTTGATTATGTCTAGACCGCGTATAAACGATACGTTAAGTCAAATGAGACAATTCCACAGAGAAAGCAGTTATGCTCCAGTGGACTCAACCTTTGGATACTAAAGAAATATGAGTGAAGAGAACGAGTTATTCGGAAACGCAGGTGAGATTTATTTTGCGCCAGTAGAAGGCGAGAGTGGTCTTGACCTAACTCTAGAAGAGGATGTTCGCCTTAAATTTGTAGGTTTAGTTGAAGATCGTTTTGAGCAAGCTGAAAGAGCCAGAGAGCATGACGAGTCTCGTTGGCTTCAAGCCTATCACAACTTCAGAGGCTTGTACCCTAAAAATGTACGCTTCCGCGAATCAGAAAAGTCTAGAGTCTTTATTAAAGTAACTAAGACTAAAGTCATTGCGGCATTTGGTCAGCTAGTAGATGTTATGTTTGGCACTGGACAGTTTCCAATAGGCGTTAAAGAAACTAACATCCCTGAAGGTGTTTCAACATACAAGCATCTAGACAACGCTCCTAGCATCGAAAGCACCCCCGCACAAGAAAAAGAAAAAGAAGAAAAAGTAAATCCTTTTGATGTTGGATATGCAGGCGATGGCAAAGTTTTAAAAGCAGGGGCTACTTTCTCAGCAGGCGAATCAGTTTTAGAAGATGCTATAGAAAACTCAGACCTTACATTTAAAGATGGGTCGAATCCTGATCCACAAGCTTTACAGGTTTCTCCTGCTAAAGATGCCGCAAGACTGATGCAGAAATTAATACACGATCAAATCGAAGAGTCTAATGGCTCCTCAGAGCTACGCAACGCTCTCTTTGAGTCTGCGTTGTTTGGAACTGGCGTAGTCAAAGGCCCATTCAATTACAATAAAACTTTGAGCCGTTGGGAAAAAGACGAAGAGACAGGCGAAAGAAGTTACAACCCTTTGTTTGTTCGTGTCCCGCGTATTGAGTTTGTAAGCATCTGGGATTTCTTTCCTGATCCTAATGCTACAACAATGGATGACTGCGAGTATACGTTCCATCGCCACAAAATGAATCGTTCTCAGCTACGAGGACTAGCAAAACTTCCGCACTTTAATAAAGATCAAATCCGCGAATGTTTGCAGATGGGTTCTAATTATGTCGAAAAAGATTATGAGCTAGAACTAAAAGACGATCAACAAACAGAAGAATACGGAGATGGACTTTTTGAGGTTTTAGAGTATTGGGGTGTTATGGATGCACAATATGCCCGCGAAGCCGGAATGGAACTCCCAGACGAGGTAGACGATTTAGATGAAGTACAAGTTAATGCTTGGATTAGCAATGGTAAGCTTTTACGTGGGGTTGTTAATCCATTCACTCCGTATCGACTCCCCTACAATGCCTTTCCTTACGAGCGCAATCCTTATTCTTTCTTTGGTATTGGCGTTGCTGAAAATATGGACGACTCTCAGCAAATAATGAACGGCCATGCACGTATGGCAATCGACAACCTAGCATTGTCAGGTTCATTAGTTTTTGACGTAGATGAGTCAGCCTTGGTTGGTGGACAATCAATGGAAATATATCCCGGAAAAGTGTTTAGACGACAAGCAGGAATGCAAGGTCAAGCGATCCACGGCCTCAAGTTCCCTAACACTTCTCAAGAAAACATGATGATGTTTGACAAGTTCCGTCAGCTTGCAGATGAGCAGACAGGTATCCCTAGTTACTCGCACGGTCAAACAGGCGTACAAAGCATGACTCGTACTGCTTCTGGTATGTCTATGCTTCTAGGCGCGGCATCCTTAAACATCAAAACAGTAGTAAAGAACATAGATGACTTCTTGCTTAGACCGCTAGGAAAGTCATATTACCAATGGAACATGCAATTCTTTGAAGGCGATTTAGCTATTGAAGGCGATCTAGAAATAAATGCAATGGGAACTAATAGCCTTATGCAAAAAGAAGTACGTAGTCAGCGATTGACGATGTTCCTTCAGACTGCACAGAATCCTGCTATTGCACCGTTTGTTAAGATTTCTAAGATTGTTAGTGAGTTAGCGTACAGCCTTGATTTAGACCCAGATGAGATTCTTAACGATCCCGAAGAAGCGGCAATCATGGCACAAATAATAGGAGCGCAAAATGTTGGACAAGCAAATGGCGGCGAAGCTGTCGCCCCTGACGAGCAACAGGGAGCTATGGGAGGCGCTCAAGGAGCATCTCAACAACCTCAAGAACTTGGAGCTACAGGGACTGGCGGTGGCAACATCGGAACTGGAACTGTACCGCAAGCAGGGGAAAGTGAGTTCTCTGGCTAATTTGCTACAACTAAAAGATCAAGTGCGCGAAGCTAAACAAAGAATTGAGGATTGAAAAATGAAAGAAACCATAGATGACAGACGCTACAGAATGCAACAAGAAGAACTAGCCCGAAGAGCAAAGTTAGAAGCAGAGGCTCAAGCACGTAATGATGCAAACAACATGGCTTTAGAGTCAGGTGATGTTTCTCCAGAAGTTGAAGCAGAGTTAACAAGGTCACAAGCCGAAAAAGATATGGACGATAGTATGCGTAAAGCTGTCCCGCTAAATAAAGGTGGCATGCTAAAGTACAACGAAGGCTCAATGCTTGTAGCTCCTGAAATGGGCTTAGAAGACGATATGCCTGTAGACACTTACGATAACATCCCAGAAGATGAGAAAGAAGCGGCAGAGGCTTCACAGCTTCCAGATGATGAAATGGAAGAAGATTACACAGACTATGTACTAGAGCAGTCTCTAGACGTAGAAGAACAAGAATACTTAATGGGCGTTCTAGAAAATGACGAACGTCTAAGCGGCATCTTTGATAAGGTTATGGATGTTGCAGGAGAATTCTCCGGCGAAGGCGAAGTAGAAGGTCTTGGCACAGGAGTATCAGATTCGATTCCCGCAAGGTTATCGGACGGTGAATTTGTTTTCACCAAGAAGGCCACCGATCAATTAGGTGCAGATCAGCTACAAACTATGATGGACGATGCTGAGAAAGCCTATGATGGTGGTTTAATGAAGAAAGCATTTGGCGGCATGGTAGATGATTCAGTCGATGAAAGTCGAATGGGCATGTATTCAGACGAAGAAGAAGAAATCAAAAAACAAATGATTGACGCTAATCGTATGCCAAGTGTAAGATAGCGATAAGGCCACTCTATTTATAGACCCCTTATCATTTTTAAAACCTAGAGGCCACCTTGAAGTATCAAGACCCTGTACTGTAAACGCGAACAGCACAGCCACCTTGAAAGACTGACAAGCCCCAAAAGGAGTGTGATTATTATGTCCAATGCAATTGAACAACTTGAAGAACCAACTGCGAATCCGTATAACTCTAAAAAGGAATGGCACACACCAGATGCCCCCAATAGAGGTAAAGCAGATACGCTTTTCTTTGAAGAACCCTCACAGGCTACCCGCGAAGAAGCGGCCCCTGAACCAGAAGAGAAAGAAACCAAAGGAAGAACAAATTATAAAAAGCGATACGATGACCTA